AGATTTTAAGGGAAGCAAATGTTGGGGAGATTTATTAAATCTTTAATTAGAATCATTATAAATATTGTTTAATATAACATTCAACTTCGTTAAAGTATAACATAACTGGATTTTGACAACCAAATAATCTATTATTTAAATATTGATTTTCATGACATTTTTCATGTTTCACAATCATATTATATTCCTTAGTTTCCATATATCTATTTCTTAAATAATTATTATTAAATTCATTAGAATAATCTTTAGGCATAACAACCTTAATCCCATTCATTGATTCATTTTTAAATCCAAATCCAAAAGTTCCAGCAGTAACATATCTTTTACTTACAGAAGATTCAATATCACAAGCACCAACAACAGAAGCATAAGAAGGTTCAAATACATAGTTATAAGCCCATATCCCCCACACCAGTAAAAAAAGAATTACAATGAATAGTAAACATGCCTTGAGGGTTTTAATTGCGTTATTTAGTTGTTTTTGTTTCATTTTGAATTATAGGCTCATAAGTACCTTTATATTTAATTTCTTCTGTCCTGATAACTTTTCCTCTGACATCTTTAATTTTCTTGTTATAAATTATCCATCCAGAATAAATTCCCTTTTCAATATTCTTTAAAATTCTATAATAACAAGACTTATTAATTTTCAACCTTTTTAATGTTTCTTTAAACCTAATTTTGTTTTTATGGTCTTGATAAACTTGCCTTACTTTTTCAGCTTTAATTTTCTCTATAGCCCAACTTTTTTTCTTATTATATTTATAACCAAAAGGGGGAGGAGTTGATGGAAGTCCTTGTTTTCTTTTATCACTAAAAACCATTTCAACTCTTTCCATAGTTTGTTCTCTTTCTAATTCAGAAAAAATACTTATAGTTTTCATAAAAGCCCTTCCAACAGCAGTAGTAGTATCAAAACTTTCAGTTAAAGAAATAAAATCAACCCCATAATTATTTAAATCATTTAATGTATAAATCAAATCAACCATATTCCTGCTAAATCTATCAAGCTTATACACAAGAATAGCATCAAATTTTTCATTTTTAGCATCTATCATCATAGCTTTAAATGCAGGACGATTAATACTTCCAGCAGAAATTCCTGCATCAGTATAAATTTTGAATACCCAATAATCTTTAACTTCAGAATAATCTTGTAGTTTCTTTGTCTGCACATCAATTGATAATCCTTCTTTTTTTTGGTCTTGTGATGAGACCCTAACATAAATTGCAATTCTTTTTTTGTCGTTTATCATTTTGATTTAAAAAACCAATATCTTGAGAGGTTGAAAAAGTTAGAAACCTTAGCTTTCAATCCCTCCTCAGTTTCAATTATTTTAATATCTGCTTTTTTCTTAAAACTTACATGATGAGTATTTTTAGAGTGAGTTGGCATTCGTAATTGAAAAGCACCAGGATATTGTATTACATCAATAGCTAATTGTTCAATTTTTTCAACATTAGACATATCTTCTGGATTAACTAATAAGAGATAAGGTTTTTTACCCTCAATAATTTGAACAGGATAAAAAACAATCTTTTTTATTTTAGGTCTTATTTTCTTGTTCCATCTTTTATACCCATCAAAACTCATAGGCTTCTTCTCGAAGAACATTACTCTTAATGGGTCTCCTCTTTTTCTTTTAGGAATATAAGGAATCATAACTCCCCCCTTCTTTCTATATTTCCTTTTTTTATCACTTCTTGTTTTCCTTTTTTTCAAATCTACAGCACCTTTAACTCGCATATTTTAACCACCCTTTAACCAACCCAATTTATTTTCTAAAATAACTTTAGAATACAATATTGTATTCGGTATGTGTATGAAATCCCTCTCAAAGTTCATCCTTTCCTTATAGTAACCACTAACCATTCTCGTTAAAGCACCCCAACAAACCTCTTTTGATTTATTTAATTTTAACATTTTATTATCGCTATTTTAATTTAATTGATAGTAATTTTACTATTCATTATTTAACTATTTTTTTCTCACAACTTCAAAGTTATCCATATACATATGCACATATTTGCGTGATATAATGAATTAGTACCTTTGTTATTACGATATTATCTTTTAAATAGTTTTTCATTTATTTTAATGTATTAAATAATTATCTACACAAGAGCCAACTATTTACACAAGTGGTTATAGCCATTTAGAGAACAAGAATATATGAAATCTCATTCATATATCATTCTCTTGGCAACTCAAATTCTTCTCCCAACAAAGGAACATCTTCCTTAACTTCTGTTTCTTTCAAAACTTTATCATCAGAATCTAATTTTTCTTCTTTATCTATGACTTCTTGATATTTTTTTAAATAATTTTTAACAGTAACATGATTTAACCCTAATTCCAAACCGATTTTACGATTACTCCATTCAGGATTCTCTTTTTTCATCTCCCAAACTCTTTTCATCCTCTCTTCTTTTAATTCACCCTTTAATTGACTAATCTGTTCACCTTTTTCTGCTTCTTCTTTATTTTTACCTTTATTAATCTCTTTTTCTTTCTCTAATTTTTCTTTTTCTTCTTTTGCTTTTTTATCCCTCCTCTTAATCTTTTCTTTAATTTTATTTTCTTCTTTTAAATACTTTTTCTTCATCTCATTTTTTAAACCCTTATAACTTTTCATTTTTTCTGGAAAATATTTTTTATATTCATCAAAAAAACTAAATTCAGGCTCACAATGAGAGTGTCCTGGAAACCAACTAATAAAAGGGTCTTCATCCTCAAAACCTTGAAAAATATAACTATTTCTAAGTTCCATATGTTTTAATTTGTCTGACATTTCTCTCCTATACTTTAATGCCTTACTTAATTTTTCAATATCATTAGCAGAAGCCAACTCACCATAGAAATTTTTTGTGAAAGAAGACTTAACAGCAGGATCAACATCCACCCACACCTGACTATCAAAAATTCCAGAAACTCCACGACCCATATTTCTTAGAATTGATAATCTTTTTCTAATTGCTATCGCAAGAAATTCTTGATACCCACGACATCTTTCAGGAGTTAAAAATCTAATTTCATTAATCACAATACAAATAGGTTTTCTAGCATAATCAATATTCCTAACAATTTCTTCTAATAACGACAAGATGCAAAATTGCTTTAGTTTATCATCTCTAATATATTTTGTGGTGAATAAATGATATGAAGAATTATCATTTAAAATTTTCTTGAAATCTAATTGTAATTCAGAATCATCAGGTAATAAAAAATAATCTCGTTGAAAAGGGAGCAAATAAGATGCAACTTCTTGAAGCCCTTTTGCTGTTGATGGGGTGATTCTTAAATGAAAAAGTTTAGGATTTGCTTTTAATTCAGATTTCCCTTTTCTCTTTCCAATAACACTCGCTTCTATTTGATGCAAAAAAGAATATAATCCCTCAGATTTTCCTAAATTTATTGAAGCATTTAAAAGAAGCCTGATTGTTTCACTTTCATAAGGAGATTCAGAAATCAAACTCCACTCATTTCTATTTAAATTTTTCAAAGAAAATCCATAAAAATTAATCTCTGGGAGTTTTTGATTCGGAAGATTAAAAGTATATGGATGGTATATTTTAACATTTTTAGTTTCAATCGGCTTACCAATTTTACGCAATTGTTCAAGATGATATTTTTTCTTTGGTTCAAACATAGCAAATCCCATCTCGATTGAATCTTTAACATCATTTAAAATAATTATAGTATAACCTAACCGATGATATTCTTCCATTAATGATTCAACCATCAAACTTTTTCCATAACCTGAACGAGCATAGATTCCAACAAAATCTTGTTCTTCCTTTCCAACACTTAGATAAGTATTAATATCATGAGATATATTTATTGACATTATTCCCTCACTATTCCATCAGGTTGGCTCTTAGATTTAACAAATGGAGATTTTGTATATTTAGTTGATTCAGGAGTTCTAAATGCTTCTGGGGGAATTGTTTGATGTTGCATACTGCTAATTTTCATAAGTAGATTAAATAGAAAATAAATCTCTAATTGATAAGGGGAAATTTTCTTAGTTAACTTTTTATAGTTTAATTTTTTATTTACATCTTTCTTTTCATCTTTAAATTTTTTGTCAGATATATCATCATAAGCAAATTGTATTTCAGAAACTTTTGGTCTTAAATTATCTAACATTTTATTAACTTGACTCCAATTTTGAATTCTATCATAAATAGTAGATTCTCCTGTTTTTTCTTGGAATTCTTTTAATCTTTTCATTTCCTCATTAAATTTTTCAATAACAACATCTTCTCCAATATGAGTAATTAAACTATCAATAACATTAGTTAAAAAAAAGAATTTATTAACCCCAGAATTACCACCATATTTACCCAAATCTCTAATTATCAATTGCCTAATTGATGGTGCTATTGTTTTTATTTTATCTGTCATTATTCATTAGCCTCAAATTCAAAAGATGCAACCCCAATTGTATAAGGTTGATATAGTGAACCAAAATCTCCAGTTCTATTTTCTTTTTCTTCTTCTATTTTATCAAATGCTTTGAGTATTATATTTGTTTGCCCCTGTTTAAATTTTAACAATCTTTTATGATATTTTAATCTACTCTTCCCAACAGCAGATAAAAATTTTCTCAATGTAATTTTCTTTCTTTCTAAATTTGAATCATTTAATCCTAAATATGCTAATGCCATCAAATATACAGATAAATGTTCTTCATAAGCAAATTGCCTTCTTTTAGCTTTTGCTAACATTTCTTCATTCTCTAATTTTTTAATCATTAAATTTTTTATTATTTTCATCTTAAAAGGCAAGAAAGATGGTGTCAGACTTGCCCATCCAAAAACAAGGTTTCATTCGAACACACGACCTGAAAACATTGTGTTCGTCAGCCTAAAAAAAGAGTGAATTATATTAGCAATATTAATTGGTTTTATAATCACAAGTTAGCCGAAGCCGATTTAGTTTTTGGATTAGACCATATAACAATCTTTCCCTTATATTTCTTTGGACACATATTTTTAGTTTTATTAAACCTTGAAATCCATAAACATTTACAATAATATTTCTTCTCAATTTTCTTATACAATTTTAATTGATTCTTACTACAAATTTTATTAGTTTTAAACTGAAATAAATAAATTCTTTTATCTCCTTTATTCCAACCAATTGCATCAAATTCACATCCAGAGAAATGATAATCTTTTAAGAACCGAGAGTGCGGAAACGTATAAAAATCTCCAAATCCTAATTCAATTAACTTTTTCTTAATTAATTTATTTGTTGTTTGCATTTTACTTCTTTTGTTTATCATTTTCTAAATATTACAATCATTAGAGGTTTAATATATCCTATTTTACCTTTTGGTATTTCTCCAGTATCTCCATTATCATTTCCAAAATTAAATCCCTGTTTAGGTTTCTCTAAAAATCTAATTTCAGTATTTTCTCTTGGTTTATTCTTTTCTTTATCCCAAATAAATTTATGAAAATATCTTGTATGTGTTGATGATGGAAGCAACATAACTGTTATACATTTAGAATTAAATGCTTTCTCTACAAACTTTCCTATGTGCATATCAAACAAAGGATGTAAATAGACAATTTCCCCTGTCCAGTCTTGTTTTAAACAATCTCTTTCTTTTGTATAATATTTCTTAACCAAATGATTTTTATCAGAAGCACAAGCATCAAGAGTGAAATTAAACTCTTTAGATAATTCTTCCCAGATGTCTTTAGGGGTTCGTAAATATAACATACTTTTACTTGTGCTAAAACTTAATGTATTTTTTTGTATTGTTCTTTTCATTCAATCACCTCTGGCTCAGGATATAAATTCCTATTTCCTTTTCTATCAAACATTAATCTTTTTTTCATTAATTCAACATAATCTGGTTTAATTTCAATACCTATGGAATCCCTATGTAAATCTCTTGCAACTTCTAAAGTTGTTCCGCTTCCTGCGAATATGTCCATAATAACTGCATCTTCTTTTGTTGTCTTAATTGGCGTTTCTACTAATTCTTTTGGGAAAACAGCAAAGTGTGCTCCCTTATATCCTTTTGTTGTAATGTCCCAAAAATCTCCTGGATTACTTCCTAAAGGATTATTCACAATCGCATTTGGTTTTAATTCTGTATAAGTAATTTGTTTATCATAATTATCAGGAAATTTCAACATGGTTTTCATAGTAATCCAATCTTCTTTTGAGGGATAAGCAAATCCACTATCATCTTTCCTAATCCAATGCCTCCATTTATGTTCTCCAAACTCTTCATCTAAAGTATCTTCAAATCCATTAGTCCATTCTTTTAAAAATTCTGTGATTTCTTCTTGTGTTGGAAGATTTGGTCTAACTTCAATTAATTCTTCTTCATCTCTATTCATTCCTTGTCTCCATTGCCAAGATTCAATCATATCTCCTGGAGTTTTTCCTTTTGGATGTCCTAAATGATTCTGAACATAATCTTTTAAAAACTTTAATTCAGATTTTGATAATTCAATTTCTTTTTCTAATATCTTTAAAGCATCTCTATATGATTTACAATTTTTAATTGTTTCATTCCAATTTTGTTGGGCTATAGATTTTCCCTTATAATTTGATTTTCCTCTAATTCCTTTTTTAATTTCAAATAATCTTTCTATTAATTCTTGTTCTCTTCCTGTTTGAATTATGTCTCCTGGATTTTTGCCTTTTGGATTACAACCCCTATCCATAACATCTTTTTGTACTCCTTTAACATTTGCTCTCTTATAATTATCTGTCCAAGTTACCCCATATTTCTTTATTGCATTAATTTTTCTATCTCTTCTTTCTAAACTTTCGGTTTTATGTGGAACTCTAACAACATCTAAATCAAAAAAATATTTTTTATTTTTACTAAAGAAAAAAAGATATTCCCAAGAACATTTAAATCTATCTTTTACGCTAGTTGGCATACAGTTATGAATTAAAGTACCAGAATTTGTTGAAAACAAATGTGGTTTTTTTTCTAGAACAATATCATAATAAACACAATTATTATCATCCTTTTCTATTGAAATTATTTCATATTGTGATTTACTATTAAAATGATTTGATTTTTTAAATCTAATTTCTCCCATATATGATGGATATTCTTTATTTTCTATTTTTGAAGTAGTTTTTTTTAAATATATTTTATAATTCAATCTTGCACATATGGTTCTTAAATCATTCGCCAAAAAATCATTTCTTGTAAATGATAGTCTAAATCTATTGTTTGATTTATCAAAATGCCCATCCCCTGAGAGATAACCCTTTAAAATATTCTTTAAAAATTCATTGTTCCTTTGCCAAGATTTTGTTGTTAAATGTTTTGTTTTAGCATTTTTTCCAGAAATATAAGAATCTATTATCCCTTTTAACACCTTAATATAAATATTTAAAGACATACAATTTCCATCTCTTTTAAAAGATAAACATCTTTCATCATATTTCCCTGCGAAAATTTTTAATTTTTTATATCTCTCTGTTTCTTTTATATGAGAACAAAACTGCAAACATTTTTCATTATCTCCTTTTGAACCTTCTGCTAAATATAAACCAATTAACCACCCTATATCATCAGGTATTAGCTCTACATCTTTTTTATTATCTGGCAAGGTACAACTTTCTAAAATCATTCCTTTTTTCAATTCATTAGTATGTAATAACCTATTTTGTTCCATAGTAATCTTAAATTTGTGATTTAGTGTTGCTCTTATCTCTTCCCCACTTCTTAGATTTATTTTTAAAACATCATGGGGGTTATTGTTTTTAATCCATTTTTCTACTTGATTCCACTTTTCACCATCCCATAATTTAACTGTTTTAGGATTTAATCTTACTAAATCTTTTAATGTCTGTGGAAATATCCCCCTCTGTGTTTTAGCATATAAAACAGTATCATAACTTAAACAATTTCTTTTATACCAAATTATTTTGTTTCTTAATATCCATCCCCGATTAATCATTTCTAAAACAAATCTTTCAGGGATACAAATTAAACATTTTTCTCTATATTTTCCTTTTAATTTTCCTTGAGGTCTTCCTTCTTTTATTTGTGGGATAGCTCCTTCTTTTAAAACTCCGCTCCCTTTTGGATGAATGCTTCCACCAATATGCCCTCTTGCATAAGTATCCCCAATATTAACCCAACAAGTTCCATCATCTTTTAAAACTCTTTTTACTTCATCAAAAATATCGCAGAGTTTTTTTATATATAAATCAAAAGTCTTCTCTAAACCAATCTGTCCATCAATGTCATAATTTCTTAATCCCCAATATGGTGGAGAAGTTATTTGCATATCTACACTTTTATCTGGCATTTGTTTTAATGCCTTCATTACATCCATATTATAGATTTTAATCATTTTCAATCTCCTTCTCTCTCAAAATAGTGTTTATTTTAGCAATATATATCTTTAAATTTCTTGTCAAAGAAGTTTTTTGCCCAGTCTTTCCTCCTAATTTTTTAGAATATTTATCCTTAGAATCCACTGCCATAGGAGACATAGATTTAACTAATTCAAGTTCTATTTCTTTTTTCATCTTAAGTAATTCTTCAACTTTTAATTTCCGTAGGTCTGATGCTTTCATGTTAATTTGGTTTGTGTCTTTTTATTTAATATCACCAACATACTTGGAAAGTTTGCAGGAGTTCCTTTATCATTATTTACATTAGGATTTCTGAATCTTAATCTTTTATGAACAAATAAAATGTGTGCATTAGATTCAACTAATTTAAAATACCATTTTGTTGAAGTATCAACCCTCAATAATAATGCAATTGTTTTTCCTTTTTTATTTTCTTCAATAGCTTTCTCAACCCATTTAAGAGGAGAACTATAAGGAGGATTAACATAAGTTTTATCTTTCCACTCCATACTTAAACCATCTTTTGAAGGATTAGGATCTAAGGGACATGGGTCAAACCATTCTCCAAATATTTCTTTAATCCAGTTAGGTGTTATCCAATTATCCATTTTATTTCTTAAATTTTTTCTTTCCCATTTTCATCACCTTTTTCACAATAACATTCATCCATTTCTTCAGCAGTATCATGAAATGTCCCACATTTCTCACATCTGTACATTCCAGGTTCTTCCATCCTAATCTTCCCCTCCAAAACACTCAAAAAATAATGAAATCAAGTCTTCCATCTTTCTCCGATTTTTATTTACAATTTCTTTTATGTCCATTTCCTTCCAATGACTTCCCCATTCATTACCATCCCCATACGATTCCAATAATCCCCTTAATTTATCAACAGGAAATTTATTCAAATAACTACCTAATTTATTCTGCAACTCATTTTCAAGAACATAAAGATTGCCTTTAAAATAATTAAAACAAGTCATAAATAATTCAGCTAAAACAATATTTTCTTTTCCAGATTTATTTTTATCTTTCTTTAAATTCTCCATATCATCGTCTTCAATTATATCCTTATCTTCAAATGCTTTCTTTATCTCTTCCTTTTCTTCATTACTAAATTTAATAAACCATTTATACTTCTTCTCTCTACCACAATTCTTACAAACATATTTAATAAGCCCTTTTGAACGATTATCTATTTCAATTCCTTTATTTGCATCTTCAACAATTCCCCTAACATAAGACTTACAATCTTTTCCATGTTTTCTACAAACAAATTCAAATTCCTTGCAATTACATTCAGCTTGTTCTTTAGTCAAAACTTTTTCTTTATTCCAAACTATATGACAGTTCCCGCAATAAAAATCATCTGGATGAACATCACTCCAGACAAGTTCTCTTTTACATCTTGGGCAGTATTTTTTATTTTGCATCTTTCATAACCTCTTTTATTTCATAACTAAAAATAGATTTACAATCAGGGCAATAATGAAGATTATTAACATTAATCAATTTTTCATCTTTTCTAATATACATTGGATATGCCTTCCCACCACATTTACATTTTAATACCATTTGATACAATTAATACAAATAGATACTATTTAAACATTTCGGTATGATGGAATAAGAAAAGAATAATTTTAAATAATCTCCTTACCTAAACAAAACATGGCAGTCGGAATATTGAAATTATTAACCCCATTTCGTGTGGGCGGAACTATGCTTTTGAAGTTTATAATTCGGCATTATTACATTTTTATTTTATTAATAGTTTTACTTCCAGTAATATTTAGTTCAATTAACATAGCAGTAAAGACAAATAATCCTTCTTACCCATTTTTACAATTAGGGATTCACATGACAAACGCAGATAAAGTAATTTATGATGATGTCCAAATATTAAAAGAAAATCCAGCAGAATTAATTGGAGTAGAAAAACCAGAAATGGGAATCTGGAGACATATTGTTTATTATTGGAAATTATTCTGGAATGTGATATTTAAGGAATTGGGGCTGATTTGGCTTATAACTTTCCCATTCGTAATCTTCTATAAAATATTCAGAATAAGGGGAAGTAAAGGATTTCAATCTTCAAAAGCATCAGATTTTACAAAAGCAATAATTTGGGGTTTGTTATTTATATTTTTTATAAATTTAATTCTGGCGATTCATGGATTGGCAACAGATTCAATAGAATACACATTTCCAGAAGAAACAGGAATTTATCAAAAAACTTGGTTAATCATATTAACAACTTTACCATTTCACGGATTAGTTAGTTTAGGAATTTATTTGGTTGGTTTGTTTACTTAGTAACTTCACATAACCAACCTTCCCCGATTAATAAATTTTTTAGATTTAGAATATAATGGATTTTTTTTAGCATACCTAACCAAATTTCCTGCATGAATAATATATTCATCTACAAAAATATTATTTCTTGTTCCCCTTTTGCCTTTTCCAACAAAAATAAATACTTCTTCAACGATTAGTTTTTTAAACCATAAATTAAAATCTTTATTATTTTCAGGAGCATCTACAAGTCTTTCAAAGTCTTTTTTACAAGCATGTCTTGGAGAAACCTTTAATTCAGTTAAATCTTTAACATAAGGACTATCATATAAAAGGAGAATCCATTTCATCTCTTTTTCTATTTTCATATATAATATAAGGTTTGATAGTTTTTATAATTTTCTATGATTAGTTTTTTTACTATATTGATTTAAATACTTAAAATACATAAGGTTTTTATAGTAATTTTAAATATGCCCTACGCTTAGGGTGGGAACTTAGCATTATGAGTTCGTTTGAAATGAGGTATTAAAAATAATGAAAAATAAACGTGGACAAGCGGTTGCATGGGTTTTCGTTGCAGTAATTGTATTAGCTTTGATTGGTGGTGGAATTTACTATTTTACAAAAGCTCCATCTCAAGCTGTAATTCAACAGACTGCTCAAGAAGTTGCAGAAGCTACAAAGACTGGAGATGTTGCAAGTATAGGTGTTTATGTTAGAGATATTTCTAACAATGATGTAAATACTAAAATTGCTGTTGCAACATATTGCCAAGATAGTAAAGGAGGTTTCATAATTGATGGAACAAGCTCTTCTACTAGTGCAGAGATTACAGGAAAGACAACAATTGGAGAAGATATTGAATGTTGGGCATTTAACTCAACATACCAAACTTTAAATTCTGTTACATTTAAAGTAGAAAGCGAAGTTGAACATATTGTAATTGATAGTTATCAAGTGCCTACACAGGCTAATGTAGATATAGATTATTATGATGATACTTTGACTGTTGCTGATGCTGGAATAAGTAATTTGTCAGTTGCTTCTGAAGGTTCTGACTCATTCTCAAAATTGAGATTGAAGAATAATGTTTCAGACACTATATTACCTCTTGGTGGTTTATATCTTGATGTTATAGAAGATAGTAATATTACTGCTATAGAAATGGCTGGAAGTGCAACTTTGTCAGGTTTCTCAGACACAATTGCTAATGATGCTCATTCTTCAACTAATATTGTTGATAGTACATTGAGTACTGCTGTATCTGCTAGGAAATCTAGGTGGGATTATGTTTTTGAATTAGATGATGATTCTTCACAATCTGGTAATCAAGTTCTTCTTTTAGAAGAAAACGATTATTTAGAGACAGGAAGTATAACTGTTTCATCTGATGTAGGATGTTCTGCTGGAAGTACTGGCTCTAGGATAATTAACTATGTCTTTACTAAAGGATATTTTAGGGAAACTAAGAATTCTGGAGTAGCATACGGACATGAGACAGATGCAACAACTGCTACAGTTATTTCAACTGATTTAACAGGTCCAACAGTATATTGCGGTTAATTCCAAGTAACAACATAATATTAAAACTGAGAATATCGGTCAAATGAAAGACAAAAGATTAAGGCGAAGATGTAATTCTTGTAAAAAAAGAGTAAACTTAAAAATAGTCAGAAGAGGAAAAAATCTATTTCTAAAATGCCCTAATTGTTTAGCCGAAGCAAGATATTTTAATCAAAAAAATTACGAAAAAAGAAAGAGTGAGTTGTTGCATTAAGTGGACTTATGAGTAAATCTTATTAAAGTATTATATACTACTCTATCACCACAATATTTATAAAGGTTAAAGTATTATATAATACTATGGAAACAAAAGAAATATTATGTCCAAAATGTAAGAGTAAGGAGATAATTAAACGAGGATTAATTAAGAATGAGAGTAGAGAATTTACTCAAAGATATGGATGTAAGAGTTGTAATAACAGATTTGTTCTTGACAATCCTTTCTATCGCATGAGAAACCAAGAACAAATTATAACTCAATGTATGGATTTATATTATTCTGGTATGAGTTTTAGAAAGATAGCAGACCACTTAAAAAGATTTTTTCCTAAAAATGTTAATGCCTCAACTATCTACAGATGGGTTATAAAATATGTTGGAGTAATGGCAAACTTCACAGATAAACAGAAAACTCAATTAGGGCAAGAGTTAGAATGTGATGAGGTTGAATATCATAGGTTAGGTATGAAGAATTGGTTTGTTGATAGCATTGATACAAAAACTCGTTATGTTGTTTATTCAAAATATATTCAAGAAAGAAACACAAATGAATTAATTAAGTTTTATAAGAAGGTTAAGATTAGAACAAAAGGGCAAACAAAAATAGTTAATACAGATGGTTTAATGGCTTATCCAAGAGTTCTAAAAAAGACATTCGGATTAAAAACATATTGGAAACATAAGAAAAGTAGTAAGATTATTCACAATATTAGAATTGGCTCATCTGGAGATTTTAATTGCAAGATTGAGAGATTTCATAACACATTAAGAGAGAGAACAAAAGTTATGCGTGGCTTTCATGGTTGTATAAGTTCTGCACAAACTCTTATGAAAGGTTTTGAAATTTATTATAATTGGATAAGAAATAATCTTGCTCTTGAAGGACAGACACCTTCTCAAATTGCAGTTCCTAATGTTCAAATTGAAAATAAAAATGGGTGGTTGGAATTGATACAGAGAGGTTACAATGGCAGATAGAAAAACAACATCAATTAAAATTAATCCTGATATTTGGGATAAATTTAAGATTTATGCTATTCAGAAAAAGGTTGATATGTCTGATATTTTAGAGGAGATGATTAAAAAGGAGTTGAAAAAAGATGGTGGAAAAGATAGGTGAATTAGATTTAAATAAAGTTTATTGTATGGATTGTTTTGAAATGTTAAAGAAAATACCAAATAATTCAGTTGATTTGGTTTTGATAGACCCTCCATACTTTCAAGTTATGAAAACTGATTGGAAGGGAGGAAAACATAGTTGGGATAATCAATGGAAAAGTTTAGAAGATTATATTAAATGGATTAGAAAAATTGGAAAGGAGATTAAAAGGTGTTTGAAGTTAAATGGTTCTTTTTATATATTTACAGATGATAAGGTTTGTGCTTATGTTCAAGTAGAATTAGATAAACTATTCAATCTTGAAAATTCTATAACTTGGGTTAAACCAAATAATTTAACTATAAAAGGGTGGAATTTATATCGTAGTTATTCAAGTATAACCGAAAAAATATTGTTTTATTCTAACGAAAGTAGAAACACTAATTTAGAAAATCCTACTTACGCAGAAAATGTAAGGGTGTTTGCCCCCATTATAGAATATATGATTGAACAAAAGAAAAAGATTAAAGAATATTTTAAATTTAAAACTGATAGAGAATTTAATGAGTATGTAAATAAAATAACAAATACAAGAAGTGTTGTTTCAAGACATTATTTTACTTATTCTCAATGGGTTTTTCCTACTAAAGAAATATATCAAAAACTACAAACTATAAATAATGAAGTCTTTAAAAAAGAATATGAAGTCTTTAAAAAAGAATATGAAGTCTTTAAAAAAGAATATGAAGAAAAGAGGAGATATTTTAATCCTTCTAAAAATTTTACTGATGTTTGGACATTTAATATAATGGGAGGGAAAGAGAGTCTTGGAAAACATCCAACACAAAAACCAATAGCTATTATTAAACGAATTATAAGAACATCATCAAAAGAAGGAGATATTGTTTTAGATTGTTTTATGGGTTCTGGAACAACAGCAAAAGCAAGTAAGGAATTAAGGAGAAAATTTATTGGATGTGATAATAATAAAGAATATGTTAATTTAACAAACAAAAGATTACAACAGGAGGTTCTATGGTAGATAAAAACAAACTACTTGCAACAGCATACATAAATCTTATCCAAGATAACAAAGGAGAAACACAATTTGAATATGGTTATGATTTAGATAAGGTTAATGTTAGTTTGAATGATATTGCTATGTTTCTGTCCTTTTTAGATACCTTGCAGAGCAAAGCAGAGCAGGATTTTAAGGATAGATTAGATGTGCAGGAAAAGAAATTTGAGATAACTAAAGAATAATTTTTTTTGGTTATCTAAGTCCACTTAATGCAACAACTCAAGAAAGAGAAAGGTTTAAATAGTTAATAATACTAATAATAATACTACAAATGGAAACAAAAGAGGTAAAGGAAAGAATTTTGAAATTATTAAAAGAAAAAGGAGAGTTATCTACTTCTAAAATTTCAGCAGAATTAAATCTAAATTATTATTACGCAGAAAAATATCTAGAGGAAATATTGAATGAAAAAGATAGTGAAATTGAATTAAATGAAAAAGGAAAATCTAAATTCTGGAGTTTTAAAAAATGAGAATAAATGTTGAATATATAATTGATGAAGAAACAAAAGCAGAAGTAATAAGAGATGCAAGAAAACAAAATAGAACTGTAAACTTCATTGTAAATAAAATTTTAGAAGATTATTATAAATCAAAGTAAAATGAAAAATAAAAAATCACAATCACAAATCATAACAATAGTATTAATAATTTTATTAGTTTTATCTGCGATTGTAATTGTTTGGCAGGTTGTTATGGGAACAGATTATGAACCAGAATTATTTAGAGAAGAAGCTTGTAGAAATCTATATTATGAGGATGAAAAAGGATTTATGGTTTTATATCCTCCATTTGTAAAATTAATTGACGATGTGGAAAAAGAACTAAATATGAGTGTGGATTCTCATAGAACAAAAGGAAAATGGGCGGGATGTTCTGGACTTGATGGATGCCAAAACATTGATTGTAGAATCCATGCAACTATGTGTCATCCTTCAAGATACGAAAGTGGTTACTGTGTTGATGTGGATTTAAATTTAATAATAGATTATGAAAAATGGAAAGAGTGGTGGGAGACAAATAAATGAAATTTAAAAAAGGACACATACCCTGGAATAAAGGAAAAATCGCATCTAAAGAATTAAAAAGAAAATTAAGTGAATCTCATAGAGGAAAAGCTTTATCTAAAGAACATAAAAAAAATTTAAGCAAAGTTGCTAAAGAGAAAGGTTTTGGAAAATGGATGAAAGATAGAAAACTTCCAGATGAAACAAGAAAAAAAATTAGCAAAAAATTAAAGGGACATAAAAAATCAACAACAATTAATTATCACAAACCAAAATCAGAAGAACATAAAAGAAATATTAGTTTAGGTCGTATAGGTATGAAAATGAGTGATAAAACAAGAAGAAATATGAGTAAATCGAGAAGAGGGAAAAAAAGAAAACCATTTACAGATATAACAAAAAAGAGGATGAGTTTAGCTCAAACTGGAAAGAAAATATCAAAAGAAGCTAGAAAAAAAATGAGATTAGCAAATTTAGGAAAAAAGATAAGTAAAGAAGTTAAAGAAAAAATAAGTAAAAGTAATATGGGACATATTGTTACAGAAGAGACAAGAAAAAAGATAAGTGAGAAAAATAAGGGAAAAAGGGTTTCAGAAAAAGCAAGAAGAAATATCAGTTTAGCACATAAGGGAAAACCTAGCGGAAAAAAAGGTAAAAAAGTATCAGAAGAAACTAAAAAAAGACTAAGCAAAAGCCATAAAGGACAAAAACCTTGGAATAGAGGAATCCCTTGTTCAGAAGATACGAAAAGGAAAATAAGCGAGGGTAATAAAGGTAAAAAGGTTTCAGAAGAAACAAAGAGGAAAATAAGGTCATCATATGTTAAAAAGGTGCGGGATATATTATATCCTTGCATTGGTCATAATGAAAAGCAAATATTAGATAGATTAGAAAAAAAGATAAACCATAAAATTTTAAGGCAGTTTGAAGTAGAAGGATATTATCTAGATGGTTATATCCCAGAAATGAATGTAGCAGTAGAAGTAGATGAGATACCTAAAAATAAAGAGAAAGACATTAGAAGACAAGAAATTATAGAAAAAAAATTAAATTGTAAGTTTATAAGAATAAAAGATTTTGATTAAAGAGGGTATTTGTAATGAAGAATAAAAATGAAAGGAGGTATTAACTAAAATGGGAAAAATAATCGCAAAAAATATAGTGAAACGAGAATCAGGTTATCTTTATTATGTAGATGGTAAAGGAAATGTCTGCGAAGCAAAGATGGCTAGAGGCGGAAAAAGAAAAAAGAAAAAAGCCAAGAAGTAAAAATGGTACTAGAACTAGAAGACATAAATAAAATGATTGAAGAACTTGAGAAAAAGAAACTAGAGATAGACATGGAACTTAAAGCATTTTTCAAAATCAGGAAATTGATGGAAAAAGAATCTGAAAAAAGCCAACCACAATAAATAATTAAATTTTTATTTTTATTTTTTTGTTTATTAATCGAGAACAAAGAACACAAGAGGGTATTCGGAAAAAGAGAACAAAATGGAAACCCTAAAATGTATAAAATGCAAAAAAATAATAGCGAAAGGAGAAACAGAAGAAGAAATAAAATCAAAAATAAAGGAAAATTGGATACAATGTCCCTATTGCGGTTATATGTATCAAAATCCTTTTAAGAAATGATGAAAAAAGAAAAAATACTAACAAATGAAGGAGTAAAAGAAGTTGAAAAAATAGATGGAATTGATGAAGTTGAAGATATAGATTTGCCATCAGAAGTAGTAGCACCTAAAAATAATCAAAGCCCTACCACTAATCCTACCACCAATTATATTCCCAATCAAATTATAGAGCCATCAAAACAACAAATAACAGAAAAAATAAGAGAAGTAAATCAAGACCCTGAAACACAAAAATATAAAGCAAAAGTTATGAAAAAATCAACTTACTGGACAATTTTAGGATTTGCAATTTTCTTTATAGTATTATTTGCAACTAATGTAATTTGGTCAAACACAGCATTTTCATTAAAAGATTTTGGAGCTAATATAACAATGAATAATAATAATGATATTGATGTTGCAGGACCAGAAATAACTACACCAATTAACAATAATTTCACAATAGTAAATAATAATCAAATTTCAATACCCGAAGACATAATGACAAATTTAACTAAAGAAATTGCAGATAGAATTCTATCGGAATTAAATTGGACGAATAATGTGACAAATTCGAGTTAAGATGGAAATAAAAAAATTTAATTTTTGGGAGATACAAAAGAAAACTAATCCTGTATTTATAATTATGTTTTTAGGACTAATAATATTATCTTTTTCTCAAATAGACAATACAATATTTGGTTCATTTGGGATAGTTGTATTTGCTTTTATTATTTTATTGATTGGAAATTATCAAGTAATTAAAGAGATTAATTAAAATGGCAGAACATGTACTACTCATAAAATGCCCAAAATGTGGTAAAACCCAACAAACTTCAACAAGAGGGGTAAAAACACAAGGAAGTAGAAATTGTGTATATTGCGGGAAAAATATAAGTTTGAATAGGTTTAATGTGATTCGGAGGGTAAAATAAATATGAAATCAAAACATTGGAAATTAATTGGGAATTTATTAGCATTTTTACCTTTTGGTAGTGCACTTATTTATTTAATTATTATTAAAGATTTCCTAACAATGTTTTATCTTTTATTATTTGGAATTGGTATTTTATTATTCTATAATTTAGAAAAATACATTACAGGAAAAGAATTTGAAGCAAGAAAAAACGAAAAGGGAGAAGAAGAAAGTTATTATTAATATGGAATGCACTTTTTGCAAAGAAGAAATTGAAGGAAATCCACAGGTTATTTTAAAAATATTAACAACGATTGGATATGAAGAAAAACAATTTTGCACAAAAAAATGCTATAAGGAATTCGTAAATAAAGTAAGTCTATTCAAGAGGATATTCGGATAATGAAAAAGAAATATAAAAAACTAAAAGATTGGCAGATAAAAGATAATAATCTTTTGGCTTTAGCAATAAAAATAGAAATAAATAAAAAATGGAATTAGAAGATTTTACGAAATTACAAATAACGAAAAACACCCTAAGAGAATTCGCTGAAAATGATACAAATATAGAAACAGATTCAGGAAGAGCAATAAATAATAAATCAGCATACTTTTTTATAAGAGAAATTTATGGGGGAGATAATAAAAAAATTCAAGAATTAGATAAATTTTATGAAAAACTAAAATTAATAAAAGTAGAAATAAATAAAAAATGATATTTAAAAATATAATGGATTTTGTGGGAATAGTCTGCTTTAAGGCAACAATAATAGCAATAATCTATATGATAATAAAATGAAAAACATAGACATCCTAACAAAAACAGATGTAAGAGATATGATAATAAACGAAATAAGAAAAGCAGATAAATTAATTTCAAGATTAGATTTTAAGGAAATTATTAAAAGTTAAGAAAATAAAGGAATTTACGATAAAATGGATAAATTAAGAAGGAGATTAAATGAACTTGAAAAACAAAAAAGCAGAATCTAATACAGGAGTAATATTAGGAATAATTGGAGTTATAGTATTTATAATCTTAGTTGTAGTTGGATTAATAATTGCATCACAAAAAGGTTTATTTAATAAAGAGCCAGAAGTACAAACATCAACTTTAAAATTATATTTAAAGGCAATAGATTCTAAAACAAGGGAATCAATAGATGCAAAATATACTTTAGATTATACAGCAAACGGAAAGCCAATAATATTCTCACAAGGAGAATTAAAAAAAGATATTTTCACAGAAATTGAAAATGTATCAACTAATAATATTATTCATGCACATGTTTATGGAGATAATTATTATATGATTAAAGCATTAAAACAATTTATGCCACAAGAAATACAAATGAATGTTTCGAAATTCATTGTTGAATTAATAAAAATCGGAGATATAAGTACAACTCATTCTGGAAATTTAAATAGTGATTCAACAAATATAATTAACTTAAATCTATCTTCGGTTGGCTGGTTCTATAAACCAAAAATATGTGTTGCATGGACTCCTGGAATAATTTCAGTAAATAAACAAAATAACTTTTTAATTTGTGAAACTGGACTTTGGCTAAACTGGAGCGAATATAATTTAGAAAAAAATGAATATACTTATTATGAAAATAATTACTTTAGATGCGGAGAAGATTGGTTAGAAAGATGTGAATATGTAAATAATAATCAATGCAGAGTGTATGATTCGCAAGTCCCTTATCGTTATCTTGGGCTTGTAGATGCTTGTATTTATGTTGGAAAAAGTTTAAACAATAATTCAATAAATATTCCTTTAGAAATAAGAACAGGAGCTTTAAACTCATTTGATGAAATAACTTTGTATATAATGGACTCTGACAGAAGATGGAATCCAACAGAAAATATGTTTACTTGGATGACTGAAGATTTTGAAGGAAATAATTTAGGAAATAAGGAGGATTTGGTTTATAAGATAAATATATAAAAAAACAAAATGTCAACAAACAATCAACTTGTCATATTGAAAGAGAAAGATTTTGAAGTACATGAAAATTATTGTGCCGATAATGATTTTGAATCATCAAAAGAAACTTTACTAAAAAAATTCAAAACATTAAAAGAAGCAATTAAATTCGCAAATGAATATTGTAATGAATATCCTTATGTTGAATATGGTTATTATATTGATGATGAATGTTTAAATTAAAATGAAAAATTACAAAATAGCAATGAGAATATTAAAAGAATTTACCTTAAATTATAAAAAACAATATCCAAAAGAAGTTCCAAATATGGGTTTGATTGTGAATATTATGGCGGATGAGGTTTATGGAAAATAATATGCAAAAAATACAATTCAAAAGAAATTTAATGAAATCAATTATCTCAGCTTTGATTATATCAGGAGTTTTACTAAAACAAGATTCTAAATTATTTATAGCAGTTTTCATAATGGCTTTTGTTGGATGTATGATTGGGAGTAATTTTATTGATATAATTTGTAAATATCTTGAATTAAAAAAAGAATTGAAAAATGGAACTAGAAAATAAAATAATACACTTGATGATTTTAATACAATCAATATTTATATTTTTGATATTTTCATTAATTTATTTAACTGGAAGAGTAGTATTCGTTTTTGCATTGTTTCTTATACCTTTAAGTTGGATTAGTTATTGGTTATATGGAGAAAGATTATGGAAAAATTAAAAAAGAAAGGGGATTATATGAAAAACATAACTAAAACAATAATTTTATTTGCATTAGGATTATTATTAGGAGCATATATAATAATGTTCATAACAACAGGAAATTTATTAAATCTCTTTGGAATATTTATTGCTATAGGATTATCTGCAATTTTATGGAGAAAAAATGTTAAATAAAGAACAATTAATTGAAAAAAATAAGGAATTAAATAAAGAATTAAATGAAAGAAGAAAGGTAGAAAAGATTAATTCTTGGATAAAGATAATTGGTTGTTCAATATTACTGGTTATAATAACTTTTGGGTTAATTAAAAAATTAGGATGGATTTAAAATGGAACAAGAATTTAATATAGATGAATTTGAAGAAGAAGAAAAGAAGAATCGATTAGGAACAATAATCTTAATCTTAATCTTAATAATAATAACAATAATCTGCGTCATCTTTTACATAAAATATTATATGATTCAGGATTATGATAACTTTGATAAAATAAACAATTCAGAAGAATCAGAAGAAATAGGAATAACAGAAGAAAGCATAGTTGAAGATTGTAAAGATAAAAAATTAAAAGCAACTGCAAATTGCTTGGCAAAAAATATAAAGAAAATATATAAATTTACTTCGACTGATGATGATATTGCAAAAAATATGACTTTTGAAGAGATTAAGGAAGTTGGAACAGATTGCACAGGGTGGGCATATTTGTATTTACGACTCGCAAAAAAATTAGAATATGATGCCTCAACAATAAGAATAGATAGTGATGGAAAAGCCCACAGGACAATGATAATAAATAATAAAGAAGGATTTTGTGTAATCAATTTTAAACATGTCGAGTGTTTTATGAATAAAAGATAATCTGAACAAAAATTCAAAAAGATAATTTTAAATAGTTTAATGAATTATACTAAATTAACTAATAAGATGAAAAACAAAAAGGGAAATTAAAAAATGGGATTCATAAAAAGCATATTAATCTTAGCAGGAATTTTAGCTTTAATTTGGATAGGGGTTGGAATTTATATTGGCTATTTTACTGAACATATGGCAGATATTCCAAGATTTCAAATAGTATTAGAATCCCCAATTCATGCTTGGCATATAATTAAAGATTATGTGACTAGTATATAAAAAAGGAATTAAACAATGTCATTAACTAGAAACAAATGGATAAGAAAAGAAATTATGGAGATAATTTTATATTTATTTATAGGGATAACTATGCTTATTATCTTGCCTTTAATGGGGGGATTCAGTTTTAGAGGTTTTGAAGAATCTCTAGTTTCTGGACTTATAAATATTTCAGATTATCTTGGAACTTATTTAGTATATGTATTTTTTATAATAGGCAGTCTATTTTTGGTTATTTTTCCAATAGCAAATTTATTAACAATAAGAAAAGGTGAACATCCAGCAACTCAAGAAAATCCAAAATGGTATAGAATATTTTCAGTAAGTTTAATCTTTAATCCAGAAGATGGTGCTTTATGGCATATTTCAGAAGCATTGGGTTTTAAAGGTGAAAAGAATTTAATGAGATGGTCTACAAATATTTTTCGGGTAACAATAATTTTTATTTTAGTCTTTGGATTATTAGGAATTTTACAAGTACAAAATCCTAATTTAAATGTTGTGGGTGTCCCAAGTGGGGGTGCAGTAGAACAACAAATAACTCCAACTTCAGACATTATTTTTGGAAGCTCAATTCCTTCATTTTCAGAAAATGGTGTTTTATTATTTGTTTCATTTTTCCTTTTAGGAATAACTGCATTTCTATGTGCAAGATTTATTAGGGATAAAAAAATAGCATTATTAACATATTTTATTGTTGGAATTTTATTTATATCTTTAATGATGGCATTTTCTTGGGGATCTATCCACGGTGTGGTTTACGGTTCGTCAGAGGCTAAGATGTTAGCTACTCAAATCTTCGGTGGATTAGGTTTTATATTAACACTACTTTTTGGAATCGGAATAATCTGGATGATTTGGCACTTTTTCAATAATTTCTTCATTAAACTAACAGAATTCGTAACAATGAAAGAAGATATAATATTAATTGCATTAGTTATCTGGGGAATATTATTTTTAGTTTATATCATAGCAGAATTCCTATTTTGGAGACGCAGAAAAAAGAAAAGACAAAATTCAATATCAGAATAAAATATGAAATCCAAAAAAGCTAAATTATTTATTGCAATTTTGTTATTAATATTATTCTTAATTTTAGGAGGAACATATACTTTTTTATCTTATGATTTTTTAGTTAAATTAGGAATCGCTTTTGGATTTTCAAGTTTAACTTTAAAAATTATTGGAATTAGTTTATTGGTTCTCGGAGTAATTTTATTTTTATTAACTTTATTGACAGATTTTTTAAAAAAAGTAAATAAAGTAGGAAAAAAATATTGGTATTTCTTAGTCCTTTTTGACATTTTTAAGTGGATAATTATTGTTATTTTAGGATTTATAATATTATATAATGGAACACAAGTTACTCAATCTCTTTTAGGATAAACTGAACAAAAATTCAAAAAGAAAACATTTAAATACTTTAATAACTTAATAAGAAAATGAAAAAACCAATGATGATTTTGATTGGAGTAATTGTTTTAGCTTTAATTGTCGGAGGAATCTATTTCTTTACAACTTATACACCTTCTGGAGATACAACAAACGGCTACTGGAACTCTGCAACTCAAGAATGCTGGATTTCTGAAAACCAGCCACCAGGAGAATCATATCCAACTGGAGATGAATCAATGTTTGTATCTTGCTGTTTTAATCAAGAAGGAGACCAAGTAGAT